GACCACGGGCACGGGCCGAAATGCCCTCCAGCGCCCTGATCGGCCAGCACGCCGCCGGAAAGTCGTCGGCCAGCAGGTCGTTCTGCTCCAGGTGGCTTTTGATGCTGTCTAGCATCCCGCCGGCAATGGCGGCGTCAGCACCCACGAGCATCACGAACGGCCGGTGCCCGTATAGCATGGCCCAAAGGCACGCCCACTCGCAGAGCGTCGATTTTCCAGAGCCGCGAGGCATGGCGAAGGCGAACAGTTCGCCGGCTAGGACGGCACGCTGAATCTTGTCGATGGCACGCAGATGGTCAGCACTCCACGCCAGCGGGAACGACTCGGAACCGTAGGTCTCGCAGAACAGCCGGAAGTCCTCGCGGCACGCTTTGTGACGTTTGGCGTCGGCAACTGCTGGGATCTCGCCGATGTCCCGGCCCGCTGCAGACTGCCGCTTGTTCCACGACGCGGACTGAGCTTTGCGGGCTGCGTATTTTGCCTTGGCTTTGGGTGTGGACTGCTTCGCCATTAGCGCCGCTCACGATGCATATATTTCTGGCGGATCGCCGAGCCTGCCTAGCGTCCACCCCTGCCGAAGTACCTTTGCATTTTGCAACACTGCCACTGTGGCAGGCTTTACCGCTGCATTTTGCAACACTCATCACTGCACTCGCACCGTCGTCCTCGCTTCATCGCCCCACGACTTTTCCACAATCAATCGCCTGACACACGTGTCATCAAACACGTCCTTCAACGCATCGAGCACTGCCTTTGCCACGTTGTCTACGTCTGCTCGTGGCAGCACTGGCGCCGTCGCCTTCACGCCTCGCTTCGTCATGTGCGATTTGGGACGCACAAACACCGCATCGACAATCACCTCAATCGGTTCGCTGATTGGCGTCAGGCCGCACGCTATAGCCTCACGCAGGATCGCGTCACGGTACGCATGCACGGGATGCTTCGACGGCACGTATGCTCTGGCGAAGCCGCCGCGTGTGCTCACTCGCACTCGTGGCTGTGGCACTGGATCGCCTGGAACGCTGAACGTGATCGGTTTCATGCCCCGATCGTCGCAGCAGCGTCAAGCAAACCACGACGAGTGGATGATCTCGTAGTGCCGCATCACCTGTCGCACGTAATGCCCCTCGTGGATCTCGTCCAGCGCGTACGCATGGATGACCGCACCATTGGCGAGGTAGTAAATGGCGGTGCCCACTTGGACGGGCCGTAAAGCGCCGTCCAGTGGGCCGCCGAAGAACTCGACCGTGAGCCACTCTGCTTTCATTCGTACCGAATCACCGCGAACCAGCCACGCGAGCCGCGTGCTACTGCCTTTTCCACGATGCGGTAGCGCCCGTAGTAGCAGCAGTTACGCAGCGCAGCGTCTGGCGAAGCAGACGAAAAGCCGATGCCCTCTCGCCTGCCACCAGCGGTGCCGCAGTGACGCAGGATGCCCGTGCGTGCCATCGTCTCGGCGTCCTGTTGTGCCGATGTGATGTTCACACGCCTGGCGTTGATCACCACGTTATCCGCGTGGGCCACGACGCCACAGAACGCCAGAGCCATCGCCATGCAAATCCTTCGCATATCGTCCGTCCTTTCGTCCGTGAGAAACAGCCGCTCCGTGCGGCACTGCGACTCACGGTAGACGGCGTGTCAAATGCCAGAGAAACGAAACCCGTCCCACGAATACCGGCGAATGGCGTCGCTTACCTGTGCGTTTCTGTTCGCCCTGGCCCTCGATGCGTCTGGCGTCTCTCGTTGCATCTGCTCCATATGCCGCTGCCGCAACTCTTTGGCACCGGCTGCGATCTGCTCTGGCGTCGGATCAACAGTTACCGGCGGCGCTTGCTTTCGCGGCCTTCTTGGCAACGCATGACGTCGCCGAAGCTGCTCCACCTTCTTCTCCGCGCAGCCCAAGGCGGCGGCAATCTCAATGTGAGTCTTGCCGGCCGCCCAGAGCCGCTGGAGCACTGCCAGGTCGTAGTTCCATTGCTTGCGCGGCATAGTCAGTCCGCCGCCAACGGCATGATCACGCCCGTGTTGTCGCCGCACCGCAGGATCACCGCCGACTGTGCGTCCACGGCTTCGACTTCGACTTCCGGATCGGCCTCACTGTCGATGCCGCCCAGCCACTGCTGGACGAACAAAGGATCGAGCTTCACCGTCGCCTTGTCGCCGGCTTCCACGACGTCACAGGTGACGCTGCTTTCGCCCTTCTCGCTGCTCTGCCCGTGCAGCCAGATGCCGTCGCCAGAGAATACGAACTGCACGCCTTTGCTTTCCTCGCTGGTCACGATGGCAGCCGCTCGAGTAGCCGCGAGCAGATCCGCACGGCTCACGGTCGTGGCCTTGGCGTCACGATCCGGCAGCGTGTCACGCCACCGAGGGTAGCGACCGTCGAGCAGACGAGCCGTGACGGTAGCGTTGCCCACGGTGGCGACAATTTCCTTGCCCGTCGTCTCGAGCTGAACACTTTCATCACCGGCAGCAGCTGCAAGCCGTGCGATGATCGCCATGGCACGAGCCGGCACGAGCGTCTGCGAGTCGTCCACGGCCAGGTCGTGCTCACAGTTGACGCACGAAAGCCTTCGCCCGTCCGTTGCAACGAAAGTGACAACCTCGCCTTTCACTTCCACGAGCACCGCACCGAGAGCGTAGCGGCTCGACTCGTCATCGACGGCGAATACGACGCCTTTCACTGCACGGCAGAACTGGTCAACCGGGAGCCGCGTGACGGGCGTGGCACCGTCTACCGTCCACGCCGGATACTCGCCAGCGTCTTCCGTCGGTAGCGTCCACTCGCCACGTCCCGCCTTGATGACGCACGACGAGTCGTCGGGCGTGATCGTGATTTCGTCGCCAGTGAACGAGCCGAGGATGGCAGAAAAACAATTTTTTGGGAGCAAGAAATTGATGCCTGGGGGGGCGTTTTCGAGCGTGACGTCGATCCGCACGTCACCGTCACTCCCAGAAAGCACCCCGCCCGATAGGAGCACGCTCTGGTAGATGGGTCGTGGCGACCTTGTCGGCACCGCCTGGCCTACGGCGTTGAGCGCCGCCTTGAGTTCCGGTGCTGACAGGCTGATGCCACCAGCCCGCTTCTTTCGTTCCTTCGTTGCTGTCATCCTTCGATTCCTTTCGATGTAGTGAAACTCCTACCAACACGCCGAGAGAAAACATTCCCGCAGCGATGATCTGTCCAACGGCGAGCATGGCGAGCTCTTCGGTGGTCATGCGTTGCCGCCTTCCACGCTATCAACCGATGCAATCCGCTCGCCTATCCAACGCATAACAGGCACGGCCATTGAGTTCCCCAACGCCCGGTATCGAGGCCCGTCTGCGGCGGGCTTCTTCCGATACTCCACCAGCGTGTAATCGTCTGGGAAGCCTTGGAGCCGTTCGCACTCTCGGGGCGTGAGGCGGCGAACGGCCATGGACGTAGCCACTGCTGGCGGCTGACCGCCTCCTGTTGGTGATGGCTGTGCGACGGTTGGGGATAGTTCGCTTGCGTATTTCGGAGTCACAAATGTTGATAAACCGTAAGCAGCCACCACCGTCGTCGCCCGCGTATCCCCCTGGTCAAAGCAGCTCATCGTCGGGCTGACTTCGCCTGGCACCCACGACTCATCATCGCTGGTGCTTTGGGCTCGCTTGGATTTGGTGAAGGCCAAGAGCGTTTCGTTCTTAGCATCGCCCCTGCGAATGGATGGCAACGCCCCAGCCGCCGCTAGCTCGCAGACTTCCTGCCGCTGGTTCTGGGCGAACGCGACATAAGTGGTGTTGTCGAGGTCGGTTCCGCGTCCTTTTGACAGGGCGTGTGATCCGAGAGGCTTTGCGAGGCCTCCGCCAGAGCCGTCCGCAAAGCCGGAGGCAGAGCCTTGCCCCGTCGCTCCGCGCGTCGGAGGATTCCCGAACACGCTTTCGCGCTCAAATAGTACCGCTGCGGCACGTCTCCAATCTCCAAGGTGGCCGACAACGAACACACGGCGACGGCGCTGGGCGACTCCAAACCATTGAGCGTCAAGAATCCGGTAGGCGAACCCATACCCGAGTTCTGCCAACGCCCCGAGGAAGGTGCCAAAGTCCCGTCCTCCTGCCGACGACAAGACGCCGGGGACGTTTTCCCAGACCACCCAAGTGGGCCGCAGGACTCCAACAAGCTGAGTGAATCGGAGTGCCAAGTTGCCACGCGGGTCTTCCAGTCCTTTTCGCAGCCCTGCGACGGAGAACGACTGACACGGAGTTCCTCCGACGAGAAGAGAAATCGGTCCTTCATGTTGCAGCTGCTCCTCCGTGAGTTTGGTCATGTCGCCGACGTTCTTCAGCTTCCACCGCTCGTCAACTACTGCGGATGGAAACGGCTCGATCTCTGAAGTCCACACACACTCCCAGCCAAGCGGTTGCCATGCGACATGAGCCGCACCTATGCCGTCGCAGACGCTTGCGTATCTCACAGTCCCACCTCCGTCTTCTCGATGACGCTGGCGAGCCTGATGCACCTGTCCAGCGTCACTTCCAGCGTCTTCGCCGCCGTCTCAAGCAAGATCCGGTCGTCGTCGCTCACGTCGTCGTCCCACGCACGATCCATGAGCGACTGCACGACGTCGGACGGTGGCGGCAGGTGGATGTAGTTCATGCGTCACCGCCGATCAGCGCCATGCCAAGCGGCGTGAGTTGCAGTGTGCGGGCCTGCCCCGGCTCACGGGTCACAACGCCTTTGCGTTCCAGTGACTTCAAATGCGTGGTCATAGCGGCACCAGGGCTTCGCCATCCGTAGTGGCAACCGACCTGCCTATAGGTGGGCGGGTAGCCGTGTGTGTCGATGAAACCGGCAATCCAGTGGAGGATGTCCAGTTGCCTTGCCGTCAATGTTGGGGCGTCAATCGTCGTTGTCATCTGTCGGAATCCTTTCCGTTAGGTTGTCGCACTCTTGGCAAGCGCACGCCGTGTACGCTCGAAAGCATCTGCCGCCTCACCCGTGAAGCCGCGCGGCGGGAGTTTTTCTTGCTGCATGTCGCCGGAACGCTGCTTCTTCGCCGGCTTCGGCTCGTCGTACTGACCGCCGAGCACCTTGGACACGAAGCCACTGACGCACAGCTGGATCAGCGTCGGCTTCCCGTTGTCGAAATACCGGCACCTGTGAAGCCGCTGGATCGCCTGCAAGGCGTCTTCGAGCCATCCAGGCTCACCGAGACGCTCGTCTGTCTTGTCTGGCATCCCAGACGCATTCCATGGCTGCACATGCCCAGCGGCAGCGGCAGCGGCCCACGCCGCCTTGAGTGCCTTCCTGCCTTCCGGCAGCGAAGCGCCTCGCGGAGGAGGAGGATTATCTCCTCTAGTCTTCTCTAGTCTGGTCCGGGTAGTTGCCGGACAGGGTGTTTCGGGTGTGTCCGGGTCGGACCCGGACATTCTCGAAAGTGCCTTTCTAGCGGCATCTAACGCTCTTTCTTTGGCAGTTTCCGAGTTGTGCCGCTCCCAATTCGGGATGACAATCCCGTCCTGGTCGTCGCACAGCCACCCGACGCTGACAAGCGCCGCAGCGAACCCGGAATGCCCTACGATCTCGTCCACCAGTTCGCCAGACTCGCCGGCGACGGCTCCGTTGTGGCTGTGGCGGTCAAACCACGACCACAGCCTGAACAGCTTCCCGTAGACATCGTCGCGGGTGACGCCGCACGCCTTCGATAGCCGCCGGATCTCCGGTGCGTCGATTAGGTCGTGGCGGAATTTGATCCAACTACCGGCCATCCTTGGCCTCCGTTACTTCACGCCAGCCCTGATTGACTAACCATTCCATGTCGTCATCGTCGTATCCGTACGTGTTGTGGTCTTCGCAAAGAAGAATTAGCTCAGACCTTCCGTTTGCTACGGTAAATTCCCTTTTGTCAACGGTGAGCCAAAACGGATCGGGAGTTATTAATGAGCCGTCCATGTTTGTTGTAAATTCAATCCAGTCTCCAGCGCTCGGAATGCACGAGACCGAAATAATGTTTTGCAATCGGCAAATACCTCTGCGGCATTCTCCGATCATGTGACATTCGATCTCCACTGTTACTTGAATCATCTCAGCTGCCATCCTTGGCACTCCTTACTTCACAGACACGGAGTTTGCTTCTGCGGCGAGACAGTCGCCGTGGCATCGCTGCGGGTAGCAGTGGCACACAAGCACCTTGCCTGTGAGTTCGCCAGCATCAATCCGCTCGGTGATAGACGGCTTTCTGACGAGGTAGTGCCTCTCGTACGAGTCGCACACCTCGTCGCGGTCTCCGTCCTCGTTAAGGACAAACGGATTGCCGTACCGCGTGCTGCGGTCAATGCGAACAGCAAGCCCTTCACGCTCAGCCCAGCAGATAAGGTTCTTGTCTGCGGCAGCGTTTGCCACCACCGTCAGTCCGTCCTGCACCTGCACCTGGCGATCGCGCTCGTCTTGTCGCCAATCGTCCGTAGGCTTCTTTGCGACTTCACGCTTGGCATCTTGAAGTGTGATCTTTCCGGCCTTCAGTCGCTCAAAGACTTCCGGGGCTTCGGTCTTCACCTTCTTGGCGTCGGAAACGTAGCGGTCGTTCACGCCGACAGACTTGGCGGCTTCTTCCCGAGCCTGCGCCCTCTTTTGTTCAGGAATTTTTTCCTGAACAAATTCTGCTTTTGGCTTGCGGGCCTGCCTTCGCTTGGCGTCTGCGGCAAAGTGCGGCTCAAGCTCAGCAGCAACAGCAGCAAGCGCCCCCTTATTCATGTGCCGCCGCCGATCATTCAGCGACACAGCGAACGCGGTCGGTTCGTCGCCGGCGTATTCCTTTGTCTTCGGATCAACGCCAGCAATCTTGCAGGCGGCCCAGCGGTTGCGTCCGTCGAGGATCTTTCCCTCGTACAGCCACACCGGCACAAGCTGGCCGTTCTTGCGGATGTCGTCGGCCAGCTCAGCCAGCTTGGCCTCGTCCATCATCGGCCAAACATCTGCAATAGGATGGTTCTTCATCGTCCGTGAATCCTTTCATGGCAGGCTCGGCAAACGAGCAGGTAGTCAGAGTCCGCGTATTCCCAAGGCTCTAGGTCGGCGTCGTATCTCAAGTGGTGAACAACAGTTGCTGCCCCGTCGATTCGGCACGCTTGGCAGCAACATCCTCTCGCCGCAAATAAGGCCAGCCGCTTGGCTTGCCATCTACGATCAGCGAGCTTGAGTCGATAAGTGGCGGGGTCGTTTTTTTTAGACGGTGGACATGCACCACAAGCCACGCAGTACGGTGCGTGCTTGCCGTGCCAAGCAATAGCCACTTGTCGAAGTCAATGTTTGTGATCTGGAGGTTGTCCCAAAGCCCTCCGTGCCTTGAAGGATTCTTCCGCAACCACTCATAGACTTCGTGCGCAGCGACCTGTTGCCTGTGCGTCTTTCCTTGCTGGCTCTGCCATTGCAGAAATGGCTTTTGTGGCGTCTCGCATTGCGTTGTCAGCCAATCAGGAGACTCTTCAAACTCCCGTATTTCCATCCCGTATCCGATGCTCGACTGCTGCGGCTTAACGACGCCAATGCTGCGCCTTTCCCGGTTGAAGCAGTCAACGGGATCTTCGTCTCCTGTCTGTCTCACGCACGCTTCAAGGATCGCCCGTTTTTCTTGCGATCCATCAACGCGACCAGTGATGTCAGCCTCGAGCATCTTCCAGCTTTCAAAGCGGTTGTCCTTCGGCGTGGCCTGGACTAGCAATTCGCACCTATCCCACATGCTCAACCGCTCCATGCCGTTGCGGTAGTCGCAAAACACGCGAGCAAAGCCAATCGCGTCGTCAAGCACGATTGCACATTGCACAACACGTCCGTCTTTTGTTCGGTTTGGCGCTCCAACGCCAATGACGACGCCGCTGATGTCTGTGCCGTCCCTTCTCATCACGCACACCTCCATTCCCTTTCGCCCCTGCCGCTGCTACTCGCCACCAGCATGCCCGTCTCAACGATCCTGCCAGCCCGTGCAAGCTCGCCCAGCCGCTTGTTGACCTGGTGCCCAAGCAGTCCGCATCGTGCCGCAATGCCCGACGCACCAGCCGGCCCGTGCGACAGCGCCTCAAGGATCGCCGCGTGGTGCTCGCCTGCGAACGTCTTGACGCTTGCGGCTGCTGCCTTGCTCGTCACCGGATCGGTGCGGCGGAACAGCGGCAGCGTGTCTTCGATGGGCGGCGTGATGTAGTGCGGGCGGGTCACTTCCGTGGCTCCAGATAGATGCCTCGTGCGATGCACGACACCACAGACTTCGACACTGCCAGCCTTTGCACGATAACGCTCTGCTTGACGCCCTGATCAAGCAGCTGCTTCACGCGATCAACTGGAACTGATGGCCTCGATGGCATCGCTCACCTCATTCCTTTTGTGTCACGAAACACAATGCCGCCCAAAGCCTGGGCGAGAGTTCCAAAAATTGCCGTTGTGTGCACACGGAGCCACGGGCTTATCGAATCAGCGTCTGTAAACGCAACGACTTCCTTGCCGAGGTTCTTGGCGTAGAACACTTCCATAGCCGTGCCCCAGCTAGGCTCGTTGGCATTGACAAGGACCAGGTCGGCTTCGTCAATCATCTGCTCGTCGTGAGCGACAATGTCGTCGGCAGCCTCTTCCTCAATGCCTCGATAGTCATGCCGCATAGGGTCTAGGCATGTGATGTCGTGAACGCCGAGCACGGCAGCGGCTTCGTTTCGCCACGCCTTGCACTCAATGTCTGATCGTCCGTGTATCGGGCCAGCCAAATAGACCTGTGTCATCACGCTTCCTTTCGTGTATTGGCCGCGTGTCGTGCGGCATCCGGTCGCTTTACCCGTGGAGTCGGGCGGCGGCTGCACTGATACAACGCCTCTTGAGTGCTCAACTGGCGACCAATGGTGCCCCAATGGAAAAGCACCTGCGGCCATGGCGGGCCGGTCTGTGTCAATCGCTCGACTCTGGTTTCGGCTGAGGGTCGTGCAGCTTCTCCCGCACGCGCGGTTCGTACTTCGCCTCCAGCTCGTTGATGCGTGCCAGCAGCGCCATTTCCTTCTGGTTGTCGCGCTGTGCCTTGAGTCCGAGGTGCCGCACAAAATCCGCCATGTCGTGCTTCCTGTAGCGGTCGAGAAACTCAGCAATTGAGTCAGCACTGATCGTCAGCGGTTCGTCGAGCGGGCGAGCGGCGTACCTAGCCATTGGTCGCCTCCCGTGCCTGCTCTCGCAGCTTGATTGACTCCGCAAGCAACCTTGCACGCATAGCCTCAATCTGATCTGCGGCGTCGAGCAACGCTTCAGCCTTGGTGGCACGCCAGCGAGTCGCGGGCACGATGGTGTCGCCAGGCAAGCGGACCATCGGCGTGCCGTTGACCGTGAGCGGCTCGCCGTCCTGCACCCAATGGTGGAGGTCGATGCTGCCGACGTAGGCGCTGTAGAGCTTGGTCATGCCGTCACCTCCTCTCGTCCGACCAGGATCTCGACCTTGCCCATCAGCAACTTCGTGAGTTCCGTGAATTCGTCGTCGCTGATCTCGCCGGCGTCGTGGTAGCTGTCGAGCTTGGTCCGAAGCGCCTCGCAGGCAGCGACGTCCTTGGCGGCGCTGATCGCCAGGCGGCCGTTCTCCGCTCGAGTCCGCTGCGGCTCCTGCGCGACCTTCGGGGAAAGCACGATACGCGACGGCTTCGGCTCGTCGTCGAACTTAGGCCGCACCTCGACGGGCTGGCGTGGCGTCTCTGCCACGACCGGCTGCGGGTAGTCCTGTGCCTCCTCGGCTGTGATCAAGCCCCGCAGAGCGTCAGCAAATGCGTTACGCAGGGCGAAGCCACGAGCACGCAGGGCAAGCATTCTTTCTGGATACTGCGACCACGGGCCAGACTTGCCAGCCAGCCCGGCTCGCTTGGCGTCCTGCATCGAGAACCGGCTGACGGTAGGTGCCGGGTAGCCTCGACGCTTGGCTTCGCACACAGCGGTCAGGCTGTCGCCCTGGCCCTCGGTGTATTCCTTGACGTACTCGCAGACGGGCGACGACTGCACCAGGGCAAGAGCGGCGTCGCCCCAGATCGTCGGCCTGCCGTTGATGACGGCGATGCTCTGGAGAGACTGCATTGGCGAAAGCCCGACTTCGCTGCCGTGCTGGATTGCCAACATGCACGACTCTGGCTTGCCCTTAAAGTCCTTTGGGGCGAAGTCGCTGCCGCTTACCATCTTGGCGAAGCGAAAAGCGTCATCGAACGACTGAAGTGCCAGCCCTGTGCTGGCCCGTGTTGTGCTGATTTCCGTGCTCATTTGCCGTGTCCTTTCGTGTCTGTCCTGAAAAATGCCCGGCTCTGCGTCATGCTCACCGGGTGTTTGGTGCGTCCCTGCTGCTGGGTCTCCGACCCACTCCTTTCCGCCCGCTGCGTCCTGCTGGCGGGCGTTCCTTGTGTCAGTGCGTGATGTCTGCGACGGGCACCGTCACCCACGAGTGATCGACGTTGACGACCATCCAGCCGTCGTCGCGGAACCACTCGATGTGGCCGCTCCAGCGCTTTCCTGCGGTCATGCCGCTGACGAAGTCGCCAACGGCGGGCGGCTGGTTGGTGCCGTAGGTCTCGGCCATACCGGCGATTGCGGCGGCGTATTCACGGCTGTGGGCGTCATTCGTGTGCATAGGGGGGGCGTCCTTTCGTGGTGGGGGCAGCGTATACGGGCGTCCACCCGTGTCAACAGTCGAGCAAACAAAATGCGGGGACTGAAAACCGTGTTCACTAGTGCGACAAACAGTGCCGAGGTGTGGTTGCCATGGCGAAACGTAAGGTAGCAATATCGAAACTACTGTCAACGGAGAATGCTTAGGGCTGCGTCGGCAAGATTGATTGCCGACCGACCGAACTGGCGAAGCCGACCAGGCGGCTCCATCTGCTGCGGCATCTGCTGGGCCACGATCTGCGGCGCGAGAGCCTGGCGGTGTGCGATGTCGATGGCGGCGATCTCGAACCGGGTCTCGACCAGCAACTCGGCACCGATGGTCATGCAGGCGATGACGAGAGCGGCTTTGAGTGTGTCGCGGAGCATGGCGGAATCCTTTCCGTGTGTGTGAGTGCCACCCGTTTCGCGGCTGTCGGCAGGCCGGGTGGCCCCACCTTGTGCGGTCAAAGAAATCCGTAGTAGGTCACGCCGTCGATGGAAGTGATCCGATCCAGCCCTTCGAGTATGGACGGGTCGCACTCGACATAGCACGGGCGAGGGGCAGAGGCTGCGACGCAGGCGACGATGTTGGTGCAGTCGTAAGTGCGATGCGTCCAGTTGATGTTGCGGAAGGTCTTCATCGTTCGTTCCCTTTCGTCTCGTGGTGTCGTGCCCGCTGGCCCAGGTGCCAGCGGGCGAGGATGTGCGGTCAGATCGCGGCGATGAACGCCGGGCTGACGCCGCTGATGTTCATCGTGAACACGCCGTGCAGCATCGCCGAGTAGCCGCCGACCCCCGAGCCGTCCGTGCCCCAGATGCTGCCGCCTCGAGCAGCGACCAGCGACAGGATGCCGTAGTATTCGCCGTCGAGCTTCACAAACTCCTCGCGGCTGTTGGGCGTGAAGTGCTTGGTGATCGTGA